CCCAATTTTGTGCATTGTCATAATTCCCGAACCGGTTCGCACTTCCGGCGGGTAGGGCTTTTTTACTTTCTACAAAGGGGAACCGATGGCACCTAGAGGCAGACCGCCTACGCCGACCGAAGTTAAGAAACGTCGCGGGACTGCGCGCGGCGATCGCGTTCCAAATCTTTCTAACCTTGCTGCGGTCCCGGCGGTTATGCCGGAGCCGGTAGAACTAGACCCGGTAAGCGCGCTGGATTACGTACTTTCTGCCGGGCAAATTTGGCTTGCTCAGACTGACACGCTTTCCCTAGCAATGCTCCGCGAGGCAATCGAAGAGCGCGCAAGTTTGCGGACCGTGGTAATGGCTACGCAATCGGCCGAAGCTCGTAAGGCTTTACGCGATCTAGAGAAGCAAATACTTTCGCAAATGTCGGCGCTAGGTTTCGACCCGTCCGGGCGTTCGCGTCTCGGACTAGCCGAAGTGAAATCGGCTACGAAACTAGAACAGTTGCGGCGCGCGCGTGGCGAAGGTTAGCGGCTGGCCGTCGCGATGGCTTTCGTTTAACGCAACCGCTAAAACGAAGACGCGCGGTAGTGAGGCTTCCGAATTTATTAACAGTTACGCCCGTGTAGTTAAGGCTTCGGTCGGCGGTGCGGCTGGAGATCTTATTCAACTCCGACCGTGGCAGCTAAAACTATTAGACAGTTTGCTAGCGGAGACTCCCGACGGAAAACTTAAACACCGGTCCGCGCTAATCGGCTTGCCACGTAAGCAAGGGAAAAGCGCGTTAGGTGCCGGGCTTGCTTTATGGTCGCTTTATTGCGGCGACGCAGGCGGCGAAGTTTATTCTTGTGCCGGTACCCGTGAGCAGGCTCGTATTGTTTTCGGTTCGGCTCGCCGCATGGTTGAGCTTGACGCCGAACTTTCTTCTATTTCTAAAGTTTACCGCGACGCTATCGAGGTTCCCGAAACCGGTTCGGTCTATCGGGTACTAAGCCGCGAAGCTGGCGCGTCCGAAGGTCTCTCTCCGACGATGGTCGTTTTTGATGAGGTACACGTCCAACCGGACCGCGAACTATGGGACGTTATGGCCCTCGGCGCTGGCGCCCGGCACGAACCTTTAATGCTCGGTATTACTACTGCCGGTTCCCGTACCGATAATCTCGGTCGTGATTCTTTTTGCTACTCGCTTTACCAACACGGCAAACAGGTTGCCGCTAAAGAGATAGACGACCCTACGTTTTTCTTTTCATGGTGGGAACCTAAAGCCGGTTCAGATTCCGACCATACCGACCCGAAAGTTTGGGCCGAAGCTAACCCCGGTATCGGTGATCTAAACAGTTACGAAGATTTCCGGTCTACGCTTGTGCGTACTCCTGAATCCGAATTTCGTACGAAACGAACGAACGTATGGGTAGTCGGTTCGTCTGCTGCGCTGCCGCATGGCGCGTGGGGAAAGCTTGCCGACCCGGACCGTATCGCCGACCCGGCTATACCCGTTGTGCTTATGGCAGACGGATCGTGGAGCGGTGACAGTACCGGCGTAGTAGTGGTCACGGTCGAGGAACGGCCGCATATGTACGTACTCGATTTGTGGGAAAAGCCCGGCGACTCTAACGAATGGCGCGTACCGATTAGCGAAGTAGAAACCGCTATTCGTAACGCAGCGCGTTCTATGCAGGTTGCTGAAATCGGAATGGATCCGTACCGCTGGCAACGCTCTATGCAGGCTCTCGAAGACGAGGGTCTACCTATGCTTGAGTACCCTATGGGTTCCGTTCAGCGCATGGTAACCGCGTGGAAACTTTTCTACGATGCGGTCCTAGATAAAACGTTTACCCATAGTGGCGACCCGCGTCTAGCGCGACACGTCGAAAATATGGTTTTAAAGATTGACGCCCGCGGCGCGCGCCCTACAAAAGAAAACAAACAAAGCACCCGCCATATTGATTTAGGCGTATGCGCAGTCGCAGGATTAGAGCGCGCCGTATGGCACGCTACGCACGTCCCAACACCGGAAACGGTGCCGCAAATTATTGACCCGTGGAGCTTTACCGATGCGTAACGCCGTAACTACTTTCGCCGAAATCATAGGGGCCGTGGCGATCGTTGCGGGTATTGCTATGTTCTCGGTTCCGTTTGCGTTTATTAGCGGCGGCGTTTTGGTTATTGCCGGGTCTGCGTTGGCGGCTACGCGATGAGCCTTTTTGCAAAACGGGCAATGCCCGCGCCGTTACGGAATTCCGGTTTCCTCGTCGGTAACAACTGGTCGGGCGAAAACGTTACAGAAGAAACCGCGTTAGAGGTTGCGGCGGTTCTGTCGTGCGTTTCTCTACTGGCCGACTCGGTAGCGGCGTTGCCGTTGCGCGCGGTCAGTCAGACCGGCGAACGCAATACACGTATCGAGACCCCTACGTTTTTAACTGACCCGGCCGAAACGGTTACGCAATACGAACTTATCCATATGGTCGTTTCGTCGCTGGCGTTACATGGCAACGCGTATCTATGGCTTGACTATGCGGGCGGTACTGCCGGGCTTCCTTCTCAGGTCGTGCCGCTACATCCCGATAACGTAAATGTCACGATCGTAGGAAATTCGCGTACGTATACGGTTGCCGGTTCAGATATTGACCCTAACCAAATTTTGCACTTGCGATGGTTTACGCCGCCGCAAGCCGCTAAAGGAATTAGCCCACTACATCAGCAACGGAATACGATCGGTTCAGCGCTTGCCGTAGAACGACACGTTTCGCAATGGTACGGAGAAGGCGGTACGCCGTCTTCCGTTCTAGAGGTAGACGGAGACATAACCGTAGAGGCCGCGAAGGTTTTGCAGGCTACATGGGAAACGCAGCACCGCCGCCGCCGCCGTCCCGCCGTTCTTTCCGGTGGCGTTAAGTGGAAACCTATTAGCGCTTCCGCCGCCGATATGGAACTAAACGCATCGCGAGAATATGCAGTAGCAGAAATTGCGCGCATCTTCCGTATTCCGGCGCATATGATTGGCGCGAAATCCGCTAGTCAAACGTACACAAATAACGAACAGGCCGGTCTCAACTTTCTTACGTTTACTCTGCTGCCGTGGTTGCGCAGAATTGAAGCGGCGTTTTCTAATCTTATGCCATCTGCGCAGCGCGTCGAGTTTGATACTTCCGCATTTCTTCGCGCCGATACAATTAACCGGTACCGCGCTCATCAGCTCGGTATCGCTTCCGGCTTTATCACGCCGAACGAAGCGCGCCACGTCGAAGGAATGGAACCTTACCCGAATGGGGACAATTTCGTAATGGCCCTACCGGGCAGTCCTATGGCCGGTCCCGGTGGCAATCCCGATCTACCGCCGGTCGGCGTTGACGCAGACCCGCCGGAATAATGGCAAGCGAACAGAACGAAAGAGCTTTCACTATGACCGAAGAAACCCGCAACGGCGAAGGTATGTACCCGCTTACGCCGCGTCAGCAAAAACAGTACGAAGACTTAGAAGCGGTTACCGAATTGTTCGGGCAATTTAATACCGGCATCGGTGAGGCTGGCGCGCATTATGTAGACGCTGCCGCTAACCCGTTCGCTAGTGAAGGTTTGGTTTGTTCGAACTGTTCGTTTTATGAGGGTCCGCGCGCGTGCGAAATCGTTGCGGGCGATATTGACCCGATGGGCGTATGTAAGTTTTGGATTATCCCGGAAAGTTTAACGTCAGACGTTGCGCCGGTTGACGTAGAGACAATGGAAGATATGACCGAAGAAACAGTTACGGAACCGGAACCGGTGCGCTATGCCGCCTATCCGGTAGAGGCTCGCCGTATCGCCGGGCGTGACGTAGAGTTTCGCACCGTAGAGGTAGGGACGCTAGAGGCTAGCGACGAAGACGCCGAAGGTTTCGCGCGTTCGTTTACTGGTTACGCTGCCGTCTTCAATTCACCTAGCGAACCGCTGCCGTTTATCGAGACGATCGCACCCGGCGCGTTTAAGCGTTCGCTTAATTCCGGTAAGGAAATTCGCGCGTACGTAAACCATAATTCCGATATGCCACTAGCGACCACTAAGAACGGTTCGCTACAGCTCGCAGAGGATGAGCGCGGGCTACGCGTTAATATGACGCTACCCGACACTACCGCCGGGCGTGACCTTTCGGTACTTCTCCGCGAAGGCGTTGTTCACTCTATGAGCTTCGGTTTTACTGTCCCGAAATCCGGCGATGTTTGGAGCGCGGACGGTTCCGCGCGCACCCTTCGAGAAATTCGCCTGCACGAAGTTTCCGTAGTCAGCGGTCAGCCTGCCTACGCGGCGACGACCGGAGCAACCGTACGCACCGCCGACGATGCTACCGACACTCCCGAACCGGGACGGTCTGTAGATATCGCACGACGGTATTTAGAACTAGCGCGAAAGCGTAAGTAACCAGCGACCCGAAAACCGCGCCCGGACGCTATGCGCACCACCGCGGTTCTTCACTTGCTACCCCTATAAAAATCCAACTAAGGAAAGGACTCCACTATGTCGGAGTTTATTAAGAACCTTAGCGAACAGCGCGCCCGCGCATGGGAGCAGGCAAAGGGTCTACTTGACCACGCCGCTACCGAAGCCCGCGACCTGTCCGCAGAGGAATCAGAGCAATTCGACCGCATTAACGCAGAACTTGATACCGCCGATGCGCGTATTAAGTCAATCATTGACGCGGAGCAGCGTAATCGCGATATCGAAGAAAGCCGCGCCCGTCTTGGCGTCCCGGCCGACCTCGGCGCAACCGTTACCGCTTCGTTTGAAAACACCGACGAAGATACCGTTCGTTCACTTATGAATGGCGAGATTCGTAACGCACGTTTTGAAAAGCGCGCGATTACTAAGTCGTCTTCGGGCGGTGCGGTTCCTACTTCCGTTTACGATCGCATCGTCGAGCACCTCGTGCAGACGAACGTTGTTCGTAACGTCGCTACTGTCGTTACCACGAACACCGGCGAAACGCTGAACGTTCCTACGTCCACCGCGTTTTCGACTGCTTCTATCGTTGGTGAAGCTGCGCAGGCTTCCGCTTCCGATCCGACTCTTGCTACCCGCGCGCTCGGAGCTTACAAGTACAGCGTGCTTGTACAGCTCTCTAATGAATTGGCAACCGATGGTGCCGTAGACGTTGCGGGCTTCCTCGCACGTCAGGCCGGTACCGCTATCGGTGTCGCTACTCGTGGACATATGACCACGGGCGACGGATCGAGCAAGCCAACCGGTATCGTCACTAGCGCAACCGCTGGTAAGACCGGTTCCGCCGGTGTTGTCGGTGCGTTCAGCGGGGACGATCTGATCGATCTTCGTTATTCCGTGGGCGCTGCCTACACCGCTCAGCCCGGCATCGGCTGGATGATGAATAAC